TTAATCTCATTGACTCAACGAATGTTGGATCAAGCATTCTTATGTATAAGATAAAGCCTAAAGTAATTAAGGCTAACCAAGGACTGAGTAGTATCTTCTTCATATTTTATTTATTTATTGTTGAGTGAGTGTTGTAGAACATCCACCTGAGGTATAGCATGTTTGTTCTAAAGAAAATGATTGACTAGTGCTACCTAATTGATTTAAATTTAAAGTTGAAGGAGCTGAACCATAAGTTAGATCAATAGTTGCTTGATGTCCACCTGTACCATCTTGTGTTAAGTTAACAGTATGACCATCTCCTGTCAATTTAATATCAGCAAACTTAGTAGAACCTACTGCATTAGAAGTATTCTGTTGTAGTAAATCAACAACATTACTATTTCCTGTAATATCTATAAATGCTGTTTCAGAAAGAGTTGAACGCTGAATCATTGTAACATCATTTAAATCGCCTGTAATATTAATCTCACCAAATTGACCACCAGCATTTGTTTCACCACGCTGATTGGTTGCTATAGTATTTGAATTCCCATCTATGTCAATTCTTAATATGTTATCACCACTAGCACTTGAATCAGGTGTACCTGCATCAAATCTATCTTGGAATAATGTTAAGTTATTTGAATCGCCATCTACCATGAGTTCAATTAAATTAATACCTGTTGTAGTAGGAGCGCCTTGTCTTATATCGTAGATATTATTATTACCCCACATCTTGGCCTTCTGTTGACCAATTCCTCTAATTTGGTTATCATTGCTGTCCTGTAGTATGGTTATTGAATTCCCACTACCTACCTGATCTATATAGATGCCATTGTCAAAATAACTATCTCGGCGTGTTTGTGCTGATGATCTAATTGTAGCTTGTGTTGATGTTGGCCCAAGACTAGTTCCTGTTGTGGTGGATGTAGTTGGTCCTGTAAGAGAATAATATGTTGATGAAATTAAATTTATTGAACCGCCATAATTCCAATAAAGATAGATACTAGCCCCACCTCCATTTTCATACCACCAAGTGTCTATATCATAATATCCAGCACTGGCAAAATATTTTGAACCTGATCCATTATAATATGATCGCCCTTGTTCTTGCCAATCATTAATAACAACACTACTATCAATCTTCATATACATACCATCATCACCGCTATAATAGAAATTATATGTTCCTGCAGAAGGTATATAAATTTTACCATAGAAATGGATTATGACTCTTTCATTATAACCTGAATCTAACACATATCCACTTCCCCAATCTAATGCTAAACTTGATACTGTTCCTGAACTCAATACTGTTGGATAAGTTAAACTTCCACCATTGCCTGGAAAACTTGGCGTGGCTCCAGTACCTTGATAAGTATCATAATACAAATCAGCATATGCTAGATTACATATAAACATTAGTAAAAATAGGTATCTCATTTCTGATTAGTTTCTATAATTGTTGTGCCGGTATCATTCACTCGGTTTGTAATCGATACAGAGCCTTGACTCTGCGTTATGGTTGAATTCTGCGTTGTAGGTGTCCTTACGCAACTCACATCACTGGGTCCTGTTTCCATACACAGGGTAACACCAATGCCATCTGTGGTTGCTCTAACAGGTCCTTCAGGATCATAGTCTGGTAGCAGTTCATTACCTGACCCAATGGCTAACACTCTCTTCTGTTGTTTAATCAACTGTATGTTGATCAAGTCTAGGATGTTCTGTAGGAAGTCTCTTTCCAATAGATTGACATCTAGATCTGCGTGTAGGGTAAATGAGGAATCCTCTTCAAGTTCATTGGCTAATTGTTCAACCTCAAGTGGATTGATGTCTAATATGTTTCTTGGATCATTATTAACTGTCTGTTCTTCTCTTAATTCTTTTGGTTTAGATAAGATAAGTAAATTTGATATTTGATTTTCGGTTAAGTCTAATTTAACCGGAGGAGTAGGTGGTTTCTCATAGTAAGTAGCAACTGTTGCTGAAAATGCTTCTGTTAGTGTTACTGTACCAGCACCTGTTTCTACATCAATAACACCAACTGTACATTCTTCTATCTTCTTATAGCCTACAGGACAACTAGGTAAAAGAATAATAGTGCTATCACCAAGTTCACCAACGGTAGCAGTAAAATCTGTACCACGTACAGAAACTGTGGCTGTTGGAGTTTGTATTTTAACTTTGCTAGGATCGTTTTTTGCGATTTGTCCGCTTGCATATCTTGCTGTTCCTGATGCTACTTTAATTGCTAACTTACCGGCATCTTTTTGATTAGGATCATATACAAATTCATCAATGACAAGTTTAGAATTCTCTGTCATTTGTACTGTAGTATCATCAATAAATGTAATACCCAGTTTGCCCTCACCTGTTTTAAGTGAGTCATTCATTTCGACGCCAGTGCCTTTAACACCGTCTATAATTTTCTTTTGACGTTCAATTGTTGCTGGATCGTGCTGTTGATTTGTAATTTTACCAACAGCACCCAACAATGTTGTACTAATCAGAAGTAGTAATAGACCAAATGTTATTAGAACCCACCGATGTAATGTCAATAGTTGTATCAATTGCGCCACTCTGTGATGTTGTAAATGAGTTACTTGAACCTGTAACATCCAATGTTATACCATGACCGCTAGTTCCACCTACACCAGACTGTGTAAGACTAAATGTATTTGATGCTCCAACAGAAGTTACATCAACTAAACCTGAATCACTTGTTAGGTTTGTAGTTAATGTATTACCACCACCTCCGCTGATTGCAGCATTAACGGAAACATCATCTGCATTAATTGTAACGTTAAAGTCATTATAACTACCACCGGTTGCTGTTGCTACCACTGAATTATTTGAACCGAGTATATCAGCAAATAAATCATTATAGCTTCCAGTTTGTGTTACATCAAATACTAAGTTAGCCAATGTGCCTTGACCGTCAGCATTAAAATCTAACGATGCAACTGAATTTGAACCAGTAATAAAATATGTTAAGTTAACACCAACACCAGATAATACTGTAGATTGAATGCCTAACTTTAATACATTACTACCACCTATTTGATCAATATCTATTGTTTGACTATCACCAGACAGTGTAGCATAATCTGTTGACGTAGAACCTGAGGTTACATCATAGATTTGATTACCACCACCATCTTGAGTAATATTAATATTAGAACTATCACCTGCTTGATCAATATAGATCGAGTTATCTGCAGCAAACAAAGTAGGAGTCAACAATAGCATCATAAGTTTTACTATGTTTTTCATTACTCTTCCTTATAATCCCAAACGTTTTTGCGTTTGCCTTCTTTAATTAACTCAACTACCGCTGAATCAATCGCGGCTTTAACTGCAAGAGTTGCTGGTTCGTTGAGAGTTAAACCAGACTCAAATTCAAAAACTTGTGTACCTGAATCATAAAATTTTAATATTGCTAAACTATCAGCTGTTGAATACACTGTTTTCTTTATAGTTACTGAACATAATACCTCACCGGTATTAACACTTATTGCTCTCAAACTTACTGTAATAATATCTTCACTGTATTGTGTTTGTGGACCAATACCTAACATTCGATATGCTGCACCACCTTCTTTAGTTGCTGAATCATAACCTACAATCCCGCCTTCTACTAATAAACCTGCAAACTTCATAGGCATTAATGGTTTAGCATTAGATCCTTCATATGCTTCTCTCATTTGTTTAATGATTTGTCTTTCTTTAAGTAGATTATCTAATCCTACTCTTTCAACAATATCAAACCACTGAGATTTGCCTACATCTTGTAATGACTTAATTAATAATGCTTCTGCTCCTTGTGTTACCGCAGTACTAAAACTTGTTGTGCCAGGAGGAGCAGGTCTTCTTTGTCCTGTTTTATCTGCAAAACTATATACTGCAACCGCAACTTTTCCTTTCTTAGGAGCAGGTACAGTATCAAAATCTTTTTCTAAGTTTTCTCTAACAACCATTGCTGGTTCATATTCACCCTTCATAGCCTGATTTGTTGCACAACCAGATGCCATTATTGCAAATAATAGTATTATCAGCGTTCTCATTAGAATGTAAAATCTCCGAGAGGTATGGCTAATGAAGTTGTTGTACCAGTTAAATCTGTCACTTGAAGATTAATAGATGTAGAGTCTTTATTCCAATAGATAATATTGCCTTCAAAGTTTAATGTACCACTTGAAGGAGCAGATCCATCATCAGCAAACATTGCTGTTGCTAAGTCTTGAGAGATTTGAGCATAGATACGCGATTCTAAGTTATTAAGAAACTTATTTAAGTTTGTATCTTCTCCCTCACGTTTAGCTTTATCTAATTCTGCTTCAATCTTATCTTTTATTTCTTGACGACGAGTATGTTCTAAGTTTTCAATTGTGAGAACATGAGCAGAATACCCATTACCATTAAAGGATGGGCTTTTAAATGTAAAATCTAGAGGTTCAGCATAAACGCTGCATGAAAGAATACTAAGTATCAGTATCTTTTTCTTGATCGTGAACATCTTTTTTTTCTTTCTCCCGTAAAGATAAAATAACATTCACTTTTTGATTGAGTCTAATAAGATCATTATCTAGCATTCGAATACGATCTATTAGTTCAATTAAAACTTTATTTGATTCACTTATAACTGGGTCAATTTCTTCTGTAACCCATTTCCAGATATAGAATACAAAATATCCTAATCCGCCTGCGGCAACAATTGGAAACCCATATTTACCTATTAAATCTGCAATTGCATCCATTAATCTCTCCGAGCATCGCTTTGTTCTGCTCGAGCGATTCTATCTAAATCTGGTGGTATACCTAAAGCGTGACTAACTTTAGTATCAATACGTATAACATCATGATTCATTGCTGCAACTCTTTTATCAAGTGCTTTGATGATTCCTGACATTCCTTTAACAGAACCGGTTACTCCTTCAAGGATAAACCTTACTGTTAAAAATACAAAGTATCCTGCAGCGCATGCTCCCGCAATAGGAAACCCAACATCAGCAATTAATTGAAATATCTCTCCCATATTACTATTTATAATAAATCTTTGCTCTTATATGCCTTTTGACCGTCAGAAAAGATTTCTAATGAATCGCTTTTTGGAGGAGGTGGAGGTATAATATCCTCAGTATCTAACCACTTTCTTTGTATTTTAGGTCTTAATGATTTAGGTTTTTTAACTGAAACTTCCTTCACCGCTTCTTTTGGTGCTTCAGCTTGAGGCTTTTTTACAGGAGGTTCTTTCTTTGGTCCTCTTAGTATAACCTTTTGTATTGGTCCTAGTGTAGGTACAATTGGTGTATTATGTTTTAATGACCAGTTTGCAGCAATTAACATTAATACAGCTAATGGATCAAACACGATAACGATTAATATAATCATACCACGTACAGCTTTTTCTAATAGTGATTGATCTAATTCATCACCATAGATTAATGCAGCAATATACTTAATTGGACCAACTTCTGCTTCTAGTTCTCTTAAGTCTTTACTTAACGGTGCTTTTTGTTTTTGTAATTCAATAATCTTATCTTGGGATTCATTGATACGCTTAGTTAAAGCAGAACGATCTTTTGCTTGTGATCTTCTAATACTTAAAGCACGTTCAGCAACATCTTCTTTATAAGTATTATTGTTCTTATCTTTAAGTTCACGTCCTTCTGATTCCATCTTACGATTAACAACTTCATCCATTTGTTTGATTAATGATTTACTATTGGCAATTGTTTCTCTTTCAATAGTAATTTGTTCATCAATAAACGAAACTTGTTCAGCATAATCGCCTGTTGGTACAGCTTGATCTAAGTGAGCCTTTGATAAGAACCCAAAGATACCCATTGATGTAATAACCATAAGAATTATTACAGCAAATGATAGATAAGATTTTAATAAGAATGGAGCTTCTTTCCAGTTTCTATAAACCCAGGAGGCAACGACAAGCTTTGCTGCTTCTAGAACTCCGCCCATAACAATGATAGGTACTACAGCTGCCGCAAATATAGCAGCTAATCCCATTAATGAATAATAAGCTGCAATAACTGATAGCGTCAATGCAGTTACAAACATAAGGATAATCATTATAGATCTCCTTCCTCTATTTTTAAATGTTTTGAATGAATCTTTGCGCCGACAAATTCATTATAATATTCATCTTTGAGTAAGACATGATTAACCATTTGGTGGTATAATTCCCAATAGGAACATTCACCTTTAGTCTTACAGAGGTGTAGTATTTCTCTCTTATAATTGTCGAAGCCCTTATCTTCAACAAGCAATTGTACTTCTTTGCTTGATCCATAATAAGTTCTCCAATCAGACTCTACTCGAGTCCGTACCCTTCTTTTACGAGTTTTGTTTACAGGTAAGATCTTTGGTTTCCAAAAGAATTTCT